AAACACAATGGAGTTTCTGGGCTGCTCTGAATCAACGTATCGCCCGAGGCGCACCATATCAGTAGGCTGATTCACACCGGCATTCTTAACCATTTAATATACTATTGTATTTTAATTCGCGTATAGTAAACCAGCCATGCCATTTTCAACTCTCAAAATGTTATAGTTAACCGCATATATAGGGTGTGTTATTGGTAAAGTCTCACTTATAATTTTTACATTATCGAGACGACTAAAGTTTAGCGTACCTGTGGGTTGTAAAGAACTTGTTAATAGACAGAAACAATACATAAAAAAATCCGGAGAAGTCACATAATTCGTGTGATAATACGCCATGACGTCTATGTAATGTGGTTTCGCCCACTTAAAATTTCCTATATCAAGTCCATTTATGTTTAATTTAACTCGGTTTGATATGGATGTAAGTGCGCCATTAGATGATGTATCTGAAGATGCGATATATTTAACTGGATGACTAAATATGAGTTCTTGATCCAATTCACCCGATGGTATGTTTTTTTGCACTTGTGTGATGAGCATTTCGTGATTACGAGAAACTATATTTCCGCGCTCTTCATTGTCGAGATAGTAATAATTCGCATACAAATCATAATTATAGTTTCCGACGGCGTTCCCCCAGTGAATTCGTATTTCTACGTTATGATAATGCAATGCCACGAGTGGAAGTGCGCACTGAGGACCTTCACAAAAGAAAAATCGAAGTGGATAAAAGTATGATTTAGAGCTTATACCTGGGTGTGGACCGTTTGAGCTCTTAGACACATTCTGCGCAAATGTATCTATAGCGATTTTCTCCGTAAACACCGAATCTTGAGAATCGATGAGATGTCCCCCTATGTATAGTTCAATTTTATCTATCACTTGAGTCCAGTCTGTTATATCTATAGATTGATTGTTATCATCTACTGTGATATACAGGTATCCAAGCATATCACCAGTTTTGTCGAATTTTACGGATGTCATAGCGTTATTTTTCACATTACCCTGCATGAGTTGTTTCTCTACGGACTGTGAAAAATTTGAATGCCGTTTGAATGTCGACGTGAAGAATGATATCTCTGGTTCACCCATGATGTGTTCATCTTGAGCACCTATGGCTATCAATTGCACGACTCCCGCCGACATTTATAATACATAAAGGTAAAAAATACACGTACCTAACGCCCCGATTCAATGAAGGGCAAATTCTTATTCTTGCAAACAAATTTGAAAATAAAAAAGTTATCGGCGCCATCCGTCGTGGTAACACCGTTTTCATCTCTGAGTGTAAAACTCAATCTATCAACCTTTCTCACTGGAGTCATATACTGTGTAGCCACGTCATATTCATCCTTAAACACGATTGGATTGGAACCATCTTGTATCACCGCACCAAATCCCCTGTTAAGTGTAGTCATATTTGCTTGACCGCCGTACACATTTGAAGTTCTTTGGGAATAATTTGTGTTCAATTCGTCAACTGAAATGTGGCACACGTTTGAGCCAGCTGCATCGATACGAGCCGCCAAAAGACGAGCCTGAACAATGTTTTCGATTGGCTGTGTCAAGTGCACCGTAAAAGTATTTTTACTAGCTTGACCTATAGTATCAACCGTGATGGTGTGGTACTCGTATTCAAAATCTGGTAAAACTTGTCGAACCGTATTCACAGTAGTCATTACTAATACATTATATTAAAGATCCGCCGATTCCACCTATAATCTTTGCATCAGCGCTCTTCTTGACGAATTCTTGGTCGCCACAGATACCACCTGGAGTCAACGACTTCGTGTAGTAGGACGACTGTTCTGAACCTGGTACACACTCGATCTTGTGTTCCAAGTCAAAAATGGATTCGATAGAGCCTTCGGGGGCAACCGCAAGGTTGATTGGTCTGGGCTGGTAACCACTTCGTTTGCGTGGGAACAAAACCATCAACGCAGAGAGAAGGGCACACACCAAGGTGATAGCCTTGAGAGTGTTTCGATTCGTAGCATTGAGTTTCATCATTTATTATGTATGCAATATTTTTTATAAAGTGCGTTAAAGAATTTGAATTACTTTAAAAGTACAGAGTAATGGACGGAGAAATAACTCTCAATCGAAGTGTTGGTACTGTCATGAAACTTGATGACAATGAACAGGCGCTCATGGATGAGATTGAAATAGAAATGCCCCGTCCACGCTCTGCGCGTCGTGTTCCAAAACCAGCGGTGTATAGACCACCACAGTCATCTGCACCACCACCGTCAACGATGCAAGAGGACATCGATGCGTTCGCGAACCCAACAAAGCAATCGGCGCCACCACAACACCAAGAAGATCCAGTAGATTATGGTGAGTACGAGGAAGAAGATGATGAGCAGCCACAGTACATGCAGGGTGATTATGCGATGCAGGAAGAAGAGCGACCATCGCCTGGGTATAAATCGATCGATGAGGAAAAGGCGGATCTCGTGAATAAGCTTGGTCGCCTAGAAAAGAAGGGTTTTACCGTGAATAAGAGGCTCAATGTGTACTCGAATGTCGATGATTTGCGTACAGAAGTGAAGCGAATCACATATAGTATTGATGTCGATCGGTCTATTAAGTTCTCTCGTCGTATGCTGATTGCATGTGTCACAGGTCTTGAATTCCTGAATAAAAAGTACAATCCATTCGAGATTCAACTCGAAGGGTGGTCTGAAAATGTGATGGAAAATGTTGACGACTACGATGAAGTGTTTGAAGAGTTGTACGTCAAATACAGGACGAAGATGCACGTTGCCCCAGAAGTCAAACTCATCATGATGCTTGGTGGTTCAGCGATGATGTTCCACTTGACGAATAGCATGTTCAAGTCTGTCATGCCCAACATGAATGATATTTTGAAGCAAAATCCAGGTCTTGTTCAGAACATGGTAGACGCCGTGAAGAATACGACACCCAGGAGTGCAATGGAGTCTTCAACCAATGAATCATCGGGTGGTGAGCGATACGAAATGAAGGGACCCGGTGTCGATATCTCAAGCTTGATGGGTAACATTATGATGCCACCCGTGCCACCCATGTCTACCACAGCACCAGAACCTATCCCATCATTTGACGATGATGACGATGATGCGATTTCGGATATAGTTGAAGGTCCAGCCGACGATGAAGATGATTCCGATGTAAAAGAGGTTAAGGTGTCCGCCGCAAAGAGTAAACGTGGACGTAAGAAGAAGTCCGTCGAAATAAATTTGTAGACATAGTATAAATGATAGGGTACTGCCCCCTTGAGGAAGAGCCACTACCTCGGCTTCCTCGGACGCACACCCCATCGGTAGGGGTTCGTCCGACCAGAGTGGGAAGTCGCACAGAAGATACCGAAACGAATTACGTTGTTTTATTCTTTATCGCGGGTGTGGTTGCACTCGCCGCGATGGATGCCATAAAGAAGTAAATGAACTATTTTTACCATTCGCATATCATGTGACTGGTAAAAACAGATTAAATTAAGCGTTTTCGAGATCCTCGACCATTTCACGGAGTTCGTTTATAGCCGCGACTGTGTATGCAATGAGACCCACGTAATCGAGTTTCGCGTGTTCTTCACCCCAGTCTTCGTAGTTGGGTTCGTTCTTTGTTTCATTTGGATTTGCATCTTTACCAAGTTCCACGAGGTGTCTCAGTTCGGGGGCATCATAATATATGTCTTGTGCTATGAAACCAGATTCTTCTAAACCGTCTTTGTCATACATGACTGGCTTGAGTTTAGAGAGAGTTTCTAGAGAATTGACTATGATGGAAGAATTAGACTTGGCTCGCGCATCGGATGTCTGGGACACAGTAATGTTTGTGAGACCCGAACCATCCCCGTAGTAAAATTCAGCGAACACGTTTCCAGTTATAACCAAATTTGCAGCAAAGTCATCACCAAGTTCACTGTAATGACTTGTACCGAACGATATCATGTGTTGTGGATTTGTGTTGTGAAATCCTATTCTACCGCGGGTGTAACCAGTATAGGATTCAGTTATGAACTGTGTAGATGCACCGGGTCCATTTACCCATTCAGGTACACCAGAACTGTTTATGGCTAAAAATTGTCCGGTAGCTCCTTTTGGTAATCGTGTCAGTGTGTTTGTCGCAGATGCATATAGTATGTCACCTGTAGTAAATCCGGTGATACCTGTCGTAGACGTTACCATAATGTTACCTTCAAGGGATGATATTCGACTGTCAAGTGATGTTACCGATGGTGAAGGGCTCCACTCCGGTACACCCGATGCATTCACGGACAGCACTTCACCTTGTGTCGAACTTATGGCAAGTTTGGATAATGTGCCAGTAGAAGATGCATAGAGTATGTCACCTTTTGTAAAATTTGTGGTGATTCCATTCGTGTTCGTGATGATCACCTTTTGATTGAGTGTGTTTATGCGCGATGAATTATCGTCCAATTGGGACTGTGGTACGATTGACGTCAGTTCCGAACCGTCGCCAAAGAATTCGAGTGCTGTCACATTTCCATTGACGACGACATTTCCACTCGCTTCAAGGGATGTTATAGGATTTGAAAACGTGATCTTATCGTTAGTAGTTGAACCCTGGGTTGTCACCTCTTGGAGTGTGGGTATGGGTAAATTTTGTAATTGAGAACCATCACCTATCAAGTACCCAGAAGCTTCAACGTCACCAGTGAAATATGCACCCTGTGTAGCCACGTTGTCATTCAATAGAACGTTATCGAGTGTAGGTGTAGGTAAATTTTGTATTAGTGAACCATCACCTATCAAGTACCCAGATGCTTCTAGGTCTCCGGTGAAATATGCACCTTGTGTTGCACTGTTACCATTTGCAACCACCGTTTGTAACGTGATATTAGGAGCAGCTGGTAAATTTTGAAGTTGTGAACCATCACCTATTAAAAATCCGGTTGCTTCGACATCGCCATCGAAATATGCACCACGGGTCGCCGTGTTACCGTTGTCCACAGTCGTCTCAAGTGTTATCGATGATTGTGGTGGTATATTTGTGAGTTGAGAACCGTCACCAATAAAAAAACCATGTGTTTCTACATTTCCTTGAAATTCTACACTCTGTGTAGACGTGTTACCTCTCTCTGTCACAGTTTGAAGTGTTTCAGGTGGATAACCCACAACATCGTATAATTTCCTATACGAGCGGCCCTGTGAACAACAGGGCATTCTATGATTATGTTCTATTATTTTTTGAGTCGTTCTATGCGCTCTCGTAGTTCTTGTATAGACCTCACAACATATGCGATGAAATGTAAATATCTTAGACATGCGTGGCGTTTACCCCAATCGGAGTAATCGGGTTCGGGTGCATCATCATTTGGGGTGGCATCTCTATCCGTCCATACGATATGTCTCATTTCTTTTACGTCGTAATACATCTCTTGTGCTATGAATCCAGATTCACGTTTTCCTTGTTTGTCATATATTTTTGGTAACAACCTAGATAGTGTATCGAGGGTTGTAGACATGGCTTGTATTTTGGATTTACGACGTTTATCACTAAACACAAGCAATTGTCCAGCTTTACCTAATTGGGGTGCACCAGATGGATTGAACGTACCTACAAGTGGGCCCGAGGGAAATTGTGGAAATACCATTTTACTTCCATCTCCGTGTATATAATTTGCATATATAACACCGAATGTATATAATTTCCATTTTATACCAGATGGGTGTTTTGTATTACCAGTTCCAGAATATGAATGACCATCTTCTGAATAGAACATACCATCATTAAAACGAAAACTAAATAGGTTATTTAATATGTCGATTCGACCATTTGGAGAATCTAATAACTGATCCGTTCTGAGCTCTATGGTAATATAATTCAGTGTACCGGATGTACCACTTGTGAATATTGGTGCGTTACCCGCGTTCGTATCGTAATTACTTGGATGCAACCACATGATATTTTCACCCCGGTCGTTCATTCGTAGTAGACGTCCATAACCGGTGCCGTAATCACCGTACGTGAGATGTGTGTTATCCGCCGTCGTTTCTCTTGCGAGTTTTCTTATGTCATTCGCATCGTATCCGTACAATATGTCACCGGTTGTGAGTGAAGTCAAGTTTGGTGAGTTGGTAAATATAAATTCATTCTCGAGGTCATTAGTCCTTGACCCTATATCCAATATATTCGTGATTGTTTCCCATTTTGGAAGTGATGTGGTCGTATCCGCTAACAGAAGCTGTCCATTTGAACCTATGGACAACTTACCTAACACACCATTTGCCGTAGATGTGAGTAAATCACCCTTTGTGACATCCGTGAGTCCACTCGTGTTTGTGATTATCTTCTTATTTTCGACACTTGATATACTCGAACTGAGCACCGATAATTCGTACGTGTTGGCCACACCACCCAAAAACTCACCATTTACGATACGTTTAGAACACGTCACATTTCCTGTAACAACCACATTCCCAATCGCTTCAAATGAGGTCACACCGTTTGTGAATGTTATGAATCTATTTGTCGATGAACCCGATGTAGTGACCTCTTGAAGTGTATTTATAGGTAAATTGGTTAGTAAAGAGCCATCGCCTATTAAAAAGCCTGATGCGGTCACATCACCACCAAACACAGCGCCTACACTAGATACGTTATTAGTGGTAACTATGTCATTAAAATCGAGTGTTTGGTCGACGGCATTGGTTATGTATGTTCCATCCCCAATTAAATACCCAGATGCCTCCAAGTCTCCACCAAAATATGCACCACTTACAGTCACTGTATTCCCATTCACGACAACATCGTCGAGTGTTAATCCACTTGGACCCGTCACATAAGGTAAATTCGTAATGTACGTCGCATCACCTAAAAAATATCCACTTGTTTCTAGGTCACCGTCAAAATATGCACCGCGATTAGTAGTATTACCGTTTGTCACGACGTCACCGAGTGTCATGAATGTGAAGTATTGAAAGTTTGTTATTTTTGATGCGTCACCTATGAAATAGCCATTTATATCTATGGAACCATCTATATTTATACCCTCCGTTGTAGTATTACCAGCAAGTGTAACGTCTTCTAATGTGAGATGTGGTATATCATCTATTCGCTTGTAGTATTTTCGATGAGACCTATCATCTGTGCTACACGGCATCTTGTAATTACACTACAATTTTATCAGACACTCTCCTCGCGAAAATACATCGGGTTCCTCCTCTTTCATCTTAGGCATTTTGAAACCACCCTGTTTGTACACGCGAAGACGTTTGTTATACATAGCGTGACACACAGACCATTGATCGAATATGTCATATATGTTTGGGTTGTTCTTTTTACCTTTGGTCTCGCGCATGACACGCCCAATGGATTGAACTATATCCGATTTGGGTGTTGCGAGAATGACTGTGTCGAGAGAAGGTATATCCAAGCCCTCGTGTGCCTGACTAAATGTCGCGCATATGATCTGTTTTGTACTCGATGCAGTGAGGTCAGCCTCCTTCATACCTCCCATGTATAACCCAGATGTCTTGGGGAAACATTCGTGTAAAAACATACAGTGATGTCGCCTGTCGCTCAATACGAGTATCTGTCGTGTACTTTTAGCGATTCTTTTGATGAGATTGACGAGCATCGTATTACGTTCGCGCATCTCCGTGAGTTCTGTAATCATGGTTGACAGTGACAATTTACCGAAACGCGTACACGGGGGTGGGTCTCTGAATCGCGCACACTCAAACTCTATAGGAAACACTTCGACCTGTTGTTGATTCTCTCTTTCTACCGCAAAAAATGTGGGACCCATAAACCAGTGAAGCACTTTCGTGAGTCCATCTTTTCTATTCGGTGTCGCCGATAAACCAAATATGTGTTTGGGACACATCTTAAACAGAGATTGACTAAACACCTTGGCGCATATGTGATGTGCTTCGTCGACTATTAGTGTACCCACACTATCGAAATCACCGAATGAATATTCTTTGAGTGAAAGCGATTGTAACATGGCGATGACGAAATCGCAATCGACATCCTTTTTGTTTTGTTGAACTCGACCTATGGTGGCACCCGGACAAAACTGTTTGATTCGCTCCTCCCATTGATTCGCAAGGAATTCCTTGTGCACGACAATCATAGTTCTGTATCCTAGTTTACACGCGATGGCTAACGAAACAGTGGTCTTACCATACCCACACGGAAGGCTGAGGACTCCATGACCTGCATCAATAGCCGCAGCAAGTGCGGCGTTCTGATGGGTGGCGTCTCGGAGCGTTCCATTGAAGTGTATATTGATTCGAACGGGTTCTGGTCTTTTGTCGTCATGAGGTTCCCCCATTTTACTAACTCCATAGTATCTTGGAACGCAGATTCCGTTCTTAGTTGGTCTAAATACCTTAAAAGGTGGTGGAGGGAATCCGAAGTCATCGTTTACTACGGCTCTTACCGTGAGCTCCTTTTTTATTTCGGGTGGAGGACTATTAATTATGTATCCACTCCTTGTGAGCATACTACTGTATTAAAGATTGGAAACTTTAATAGAGTACATACGAGATGCCAAAGTTGAACGTTGAAGAAAACATTAAGAAGATCCAAGAAGCCATCGAGGCGACTTACCAAGAGCTTCACAGGCTTCAGGGAAGTCTCCGCGTGTTTTTGGGATTCAAGGAGAACGGTTTGGAAGAGATTGATATTCCAGAGAAGAAGGAAGAGGAAAAGGAGGTGTCTGAATCGTCTTAATGACCCAGGCATATCCACTATGATTTGCGACGTTCCACGCGCCACTAAAATTTGCTAATATTTTGACTTTGTCACCCTTAGCTAGAGATTGCACGGGTGTGTCACCTTCGACGGTACACATCACGCGTCTGTATCTGAATGGTACTTTGATTGTTAAAATATTTCCCTCGAGTGGGTCGTCGACTTTTTGTTTGTTCATGATGAATTTAGATTTACTGTCTTGAAGTCCGTGTATGTAATCACGTGTTCTATCATTCACTATCACACGCATGTACTTTTTATCGTTATATTCGTACATGGGTTCATACACTTCACAATCCATAGGAATCATGATTTCCTGGTATATATAGTTATTAGAATTAAAGCTATAAGTACGAATAGCACGAGTGTGACTCGTATAGGTTGTAAAGGCCCCCTCGTGTTAAATTCTTGCTTACAGAAT